AGCCCCAGCAGGACGTATCTTAGACAAGTCCCATTTTGGAATTTGACCTCCAACAAGAAGGGATACCAATTCTCGGTACGCTTTAGCCCAACCAGTTTTACTGTCCTGTACCACAATAATGGTTTCCGAATCAGTGAACTGTTCAGCGATTGTAGGAAGTTTCTCAACATATTGACGCTCCACGCTAAATCCAACGCCAGTTCCGCACATCAAAATATAGAGAATTTCATCAAATGCGCGAATATTATTTATTGCCACATAAGAACAATTATATCCTGCCGTGTTATCACGGCGCAATGCTTCACCAGCCGTCATGAGTGCTCTCATGCTAGGCATGATTTCCAGATTCAATACTGCATTTTCCAGTTTTGATCTTGTCTCTGGATCAACTTTAAAATTGTGATTTTCAAGAAGATGCTTCTCGAAGAAATCAAAGTATCTCTTCACAGTCTCGGGCCATGACTCACGACGGTTTTCATTCTCAATCCAACGGGAATATCTACTCTTGTAGATAAATTCCTGATACTGACTTGGTAAATTATTCATATCACTCCTTTGTTGCTTCATATTTAGTTGTCTTGGTCAACGCATTCCAAGACACTGGGTACAATGGCGATATAATTTCAGATATTGCCGTTGCATATTGTTGTATTTCCCACTGTGCATGTGGGTCGATTCGTTGCACGTATACTCGCGCAAATGCACTAAGAGAGCCAGTCCACCACCACTCGGTATATGTACCCTGTGGAAGTACAGATCTTGCCTGTTCTGGTGCTACACCTTGCTTCAGCAGATCTTCATACACTCCAAGAGAATCATCGCATATGTTTTCATACATCTCTGTCACATATGGATTCACAGCCATGAAGCCAGAACTACCCTGCTTTGCACCATTCGTTGGTGCTGCTCTCCACGATGGAATATAGATCTCTGGCTTGTCGGTGACATACCTACGAGAAACTTCATTCATCACAAGACCAACCTGGTGCTTTCCCAGTTGTGCTCGTATGAACATTGGGGCTTTGATCCTCAGCGTAATCTGCGGGTGTGCGAACGGGGTCCAATGGTTGTGTTTTGCAAGATAGGAGATGAGTTTTTCATCGCGGTCAGACAACTTCTTACCAGAAATCTCACCAGTCCACTTCTGCTCACCTTCCCAATCGCTTTCCTTATTGAATGAGACTCTTGCGGCATTAACAACAGTCAAATCATCTCCCATGTGGTCGATATATTCGACATGGCCTTTATCAAGTAGATTTATCTTCTTTGTCATCTTCTGTATCCTCTTCGATGTAATGCATTATTATACCAGGAACATCCTCTTCTGTAAAGGTTTTGGCATAATCGACGGCGCGCTTGAACAACTCTCCATTATTTTGCTTTATATAATAGGCAAAATGTGAATTAAAAACCATCACAGAATCAAACAATTTTTTCATCAGATAAAGTTGCTCTGCTTCATTGAGGTCATCATCTTCGTTTAGATATTCATCTTCTTCCATTTGTTAAAAACCATTCTAGCCATAAGGCCCGTGTAAGTATTTTCATCAATTATCTTTTGTGGATTCAAACCAGACATGACCATGTCGTTTATATCCTTTTGCGTTACATTGCTTGGAAAGATGCATACGGTCTTTCCCTTCTGTATCAACACATCAAGCAACTTGATAGTTTCTAGTTTATATGGTTCATTATCAATCACATATACTGCGTTCTTGTCGTTTAGCTTTTCGTCTACTTGAAGAAAGTTAGCAGATCCCAGGGTTGCTATGCTATTTGGAATGAACATTGAATTTATCGGTCCTTCCAAAACGTAAAATTTCTTCTCTACATTCAGAGAATTCAATCCATAATAGCAAAGATCGTTGTCATGCTTCAATGTGAAGTATTTCAGTCCTCTTTTTGTTTTGGGATTGAACGTTCTGCATTGAAATCCGCATATACCATTGCTATTGCGAATAACCACCACAAGACGATCTTCCGATATAAACCTTTGATTGTATTTTTCATCAAATTCCTCTGCAAGTTTGCTTACATCTTCCGTATATCCGATATCGTTCCATCTATCCTCTGGTATGTTTCTGCCAAGAACATACCTGACAGCCTTGTGATCCTTTGGAAGATCGCTGAGATATTGGAAACTATAGTGCTTAGGTTTGCTATTAGCAACAGGATAGACAGTCTGAATGGTAGGCTTTGGATAGTTTCCGCGATTTTCACCATTAACAAATCTCTCCATCGAATACTCCTTGCATAGAGATGGTGAAATATGTTGTAGAAAATTATAGACACTAAATCCAACGCCACAGTTATGGCATTTATAGAAAAAATTATTATTCTTGACAAAGAAGTAACCTCTAGCCTTTCCTTTACTCTTCGTGGAATCTCCACACACTGGACATCTGCAATTTGCAAGATTGTCCTTCTTCCACTTGAACTTCGGAAGCATTGGAGAAATCAGATTGATATACTTTTTATCGATATAGACAGACATCACATGTTCCAATCATCGGTAGTAGTGACTTTTCTTCGTCGGAAAAAATCATCAGGTCCACTTTTCTTTGGTCCTAGTGAAATGGCATTGACCGTGGAAGAGGAAGACACAACATCATAAAGCTTCATCTTTGCACGATTTATGCCAACTAGGAACTTCTTGTTGCCTAATCGCTCATTATACCTGTTCTTGAGTTGCTTTACCATGATGTTGTTCATATCTTCGAGTTCATCAGTGCTGATCAATGCCACCATGAAATCGGCAGTCATCGGAAGCCCGAATGATTCTGAAGTGTTAGTGAGATCAGGATCAGTATTGGCAAATCCTTCCCGATTTGTCTGGGTAGCAGTGAATACAGGAACATTATACTCGACTGCAATTCCGCGTATCTCCTCAGCAATAGCCTTGATATATTCATAAGAATTAACTTTACCTCCCTTAATTCTTGAAGAAGCACAAATATTCAGATAATCTATGAATATGATATCTGGAACAAACTTCTTCTTTAGCTTCAACTCATCCAATAGAAATCTGAAATGATTCGCATTGGCTGTTGATGTTGGATATTCCTTGATGATCAACTTGCCTTTGAATCCACCACAACTATTGTGGATTTTCTTTTCATACACATTCAACGGAAGATCCTTGATATCCTTGATGGCGATGTCAAGGATATTTGCATCTATGCGCTCTGCGATCTTTTCTTCTGACATCTCACATGTGATGTATAGAACATTCTTGTGTTGCTTCAGACAACTTGCGGCATAGTGGCATAGAAACAGAGACTTTCCAACACCAGTTCCCGCCATGACTATCGACAGGGTCTTTGGAACGATACCACCCGCTGTGATTTCATTGAACACCTCAAGGTCAAATGGAATCTTCTGTTCCACCTTGTGGTAGAATTCATATCGCTTCTGATAGTCTTCGACATAATCATGTCCAATGTGCGTGTCAAAAGACACAGACAAAGCCTTGGACAAGATGTCTGGAATTGCAGTCGTTGGTGTCTGTTCCTTTCCATCGATGATGTTAATGGAATTCATGATGGCATTGTAGACGGCCTTTTCCTTGCAGAAATTTTCAGTCTCATCCATCAACCAATCCAACGAACACTCATCGAAATCTCCGTAGATATCATCGACGCGGGACAATGTCTTTTGACATTCATCCTGCTGCAATGTCTTTTTCTTGTCCATCGAAATAACAATCGCCTCCTTGGTGGGAAGCGCGTTATACTCCACGATGAACTCATGTATGAGAGTAAATACTAGATTGTCAATCCTGTCATGAAAGTATTCTTTCTTGAGGAAAGGAACAACCTTCCTAGCATAGATTTCATTCTTTACTAGATTTTGAAAAATTACCTTTTCAATGTTCATTTGAGCCGTACTTGAATTGCTTGTTAGCTGCCTGGTCCAACTTTTCCATTACATCAGCGGTAAAATACTTCTGTGGGTTTTCATAAATGTTCTTTTCGAATGCACTCGACCCATCAGGAAGGGTGATTCTAGTGCTGGTCTTGGCGAAGATACCAGACTCAAGTGCAAGATCGACAAGACCATAGTATGGATCCAAGCCAGTGTCATAGTTTAGTTTCACAGACACCACCTTATTCTCCTTGGTAAACCTACCTTTGAACAGTTTACAATTAATTATATTTCCAATAATATCTCCAGAAGAATCCTTATCCTTTCTCTTCGATAGGAATACTATAGTGGATGCCGCGTATTTAAGAGCGTTGCCACCTGACAATTCTGTTGTTGGAAACATACCCATACTGGAATAGACATGATTTGTGATAACCAATGGAATTTTTGCAACGCCCAACTTTAGAGTTAATACCCTAAATGTTGCTTTAATTATCTGTGCTCTTGTCATATCTCTTGTCTCTTTACCCTCTGACGTATCAAGCATTTCCTTCGAAGTAGATAACATTCCAAGAGAATCCAATACCATAAACATTGGTTTTCTCTTTCCTTCATCTTCCTTGAGATATTCATCTACAATGCTAATAGCCTGGTGTCTAAATTCTTCTATTGTTGCAACAGGAAGAATTGCTATGCGCGATGTATCAATCCCACGACTCGAAATCATATCAGATGTTACTGCCTGTTCTGTATCAAAATACAGAACAATTCCAGTTGGATTTTCATCTAAAAAAGTTTTAACTGTGCTTAAAGCAAAATAAGTCTTTCCCGTAGCGGATTCACCAGCAATTGCAGTAATTTTATTATTTGCAAATCCACCATGCAAAGATCCAGACACTAGAGCATTAAAAATATAACTACCAGAGTTTATAAATCCTGTTACATCGCTTCCGTCGATGCCAGTAGAAACAACAGATGCATATTTATTGCCAGAAATTTTCACAATATTATTTAAAAAATCGCTCATATATTACCTCATTTATATATATAATCATACCTACGCATGAAACACATTCATCATATTATACCAAAACATTCGGGTGGAAGCAATGATCCTTCAAATTTAATAGAATTAACAGTCGAAGAACATGCAAATGCACACAGGCTTCTATTCGAACAATATGGAAAAAAAGAAGACTATATTGCATGGAAAATGCTATTAGGAAAATCGGAAGAGTGTGAAATTGAAAGAATTGAATTAGCCAAAAAAGGATTTCAAAAATTTAAAAATTCAGAAAAATATGATGAATATAAACAAAAAATATCAAAATCTTTAACTGGCAGAACACAATCAACAAAAACTAAAGAAAAAAAATCAAAATCACTAAAAAAAGCACATGCCGAAGGAAGACATCCTAATCCATTTAAAAATTTATCAAAATCTATTAGATCAGAGTTATATTACAAAACAAATGCAAATAAAAAATTATCTGATGGTAGAAAAAAATCAAAAAAATGGAAAGATTCTGTCACTTCCGAAGAATATCGAATAAAAAAATGTTTAGCTGATCCTAGATCAAAATCTATTGAATATAATGGTATTCTATATCCTAGCATAAGAAATGCTGCAAAATCTTTGGGAATTTCATACACAAAAATGAGAACTCTTTTAAATAAAAAGTGATTCTAGCGTACTTTTCTCCTCATAGTTCCAGCCAATCGTATCAATGATATTCGTCAGCGGATCTATGAAGGTCTTTTCGAATTGGGTATTATAGTCGATGAACGACTCTAATGCAAATTCTTTTGGTATTTTATTCGGGAATGCAATTACACATTCGTCACCCTTGAATCCTGCAATCGGATTTGGCTTCTTCAGGTAGATGAATTTAATCTTCTCACCCTCAAAAATCTTATTGTACTTCTTGGTAAGATTTTTCTTTGAAAGGTGATAATTGTATAGAAGAGCTCCCTTCACTGCAATTGGAGTCCCCTTCTTGTATATCTGATCCTTGTCCTTGTACTTGTTCAGTCCATTGACACTGCGTGGAGATGCTATCTCCTCTGGGGATAGTGCCATGAATTGTTTCCTAAAGTCAAAGACAAATTCAATTAGATCTTCTTCTGTCTTGTTCAGAATGATTTCAATGGATTCCTTCAGTTTCTTTCGCACAATCTCTGGGGTGGAAGACCTACTGGTTTCAATGCCCATGATTTTTTGCTTGGGCTTTGAATATCGAATACCCTCTGAATCCCAGACATTTAGCATATATCGCTTTTTTGCTACCCAGATTCCCTTGTCTGCGATAACTTCCCGTTCCATGTTGATCCTGGACTCAAATGCATTCATGCATTTTGCCATCTTATCGAATTGCTTCTCAATGAATGGAGTTATGATTTTCTTGCAGGAGTTGTCGATATAGTTGATTTTATCTTCTGTGGATTTATTTTCACAGAATTTCTTGACAATAGGCTCCATGTTTAGATACACAGAGTCAGTATCTGAGTAGACTATGTAATCGTAATTCTTGGTTCCAACAGCATCGTTGATAAATTCATTCAATTGAATTGCGATGTACTGAATAATAAGCTGACCAGTAAGAGTGACTGCTTCAGCCAATTCGGTACTATAATAACGAAAGAATTCATTGCCTAACCCACTGCGCCGTAAGCAGAGTTCAATTGAATTTTTCTAACCAACTGAAAATTGTTGTATTTAGAAATATCAAATTCAACTTGCTTACGAAGCAGCAGTAAGTCCTCCGTACTTAATTTTGAATAATCTTGCATGACCAACCTTTACATTTTCCTTTTTTTACTATTTTATTTGTCTTACTAGACTTCCATATTGTAGTATATGAAAAACTAATTACCAATAGCTTATTTGAATGATTCAATATCGCTCTGTATAATCTTAGGCGTTACTCGCTTTACCTCGTATTTATTTGGATTGACTGTGTGGTTCTTTCTCCAGTCGTCAGCTTCTTTTTGGGAATTCCAAATAGAAATACTGCGATTAGATTCTCGCATCCAGTCTTCTTCATTGTTGGCATTTGTAAAAAATAGACCAAATTTCATACCAAAATTATATCAGATTGGTCTGTAAAGTCAAGGTTTTTTGGATTCGATGTACTCGACTATAAAATCAACAAGAAACTCAAGACCCTTTAATCCCATATATCCCATCATAAAGGCAATGGCATACTTGCCCTTTTCCTGTATACCAGGTGGTGCAAAATTCAAAACCAACGGAGTCATATAATTAGCACACATGGTTCCAGCAAAAATACATCCTATGGTTTTGGATAATTTCTGCTTTCTTTTCTTTATGGATAGTAATAGAGCCCCAAAAAATCCTGATAATAAAAATCCGATGTCTATGCCGTACCGTAAGAGATGTGTGTGAAAATCGTCGTTATTTTGCATTTGTTGTCCCCATGTATAATCTAGCAAAGTTTAGACGATCACTACATGTGGTATTTATACAAAAAACAAACCCCATTACTGGGGTTTGGGTTCATTCAGATGCGGGAGAACCAGTCCCCACTGCTTCAAGCAGCCATCCGCATTGGTGCGGCATTTATGTTGCCAACTTTGGCATTTAACGAGGGTTGTTGACGACCTCTCGGAAACCTAATCATTTTATATTCTCACTACTCGATTCTATTTCATCCCCGATATATTATTGGTACTATGATGGATTACACCATCTATCTTGCTTTGTCGGTCTAGGCGGGTGAACCCGATTACCGTTTTACACAAGCGCATCTCTTGTCAAGACCGCGTGTTCATACCACGCCGATAGCACCGAATGGAGATGAGGAGAACTGCCCTCCTGTGATATATGAGATTTACTAATGATGTTAAAACAGTTACATTTTTATATATAATCAATGGAGTCCGAGGGATATGTTATGACCACTAAAATTTGCAAATGCGTATCTTGTAATAAGATGTTTACAAAAACTTTAGGCGAATACAATAGAAAAATTAAATCTAATACACCATTTTATTGCAGTAGAAATTGTTCCGCAAGAGAATCTATTAAAAAATCCAAAAAAATTATAGAATGGACAAATTCTGAAAAAAATAAAAATCAAATTAAACAAAAATCTAATAATAAAAAAGATGAATATAGTCCATTTAGAGAATTATTAAGAAGAACTAAATATAGAAATAAAATTAATAATTTAGATATAGAATATATTAAAGAATTGTGGGAGATGCAAAATGGAAATTGTGCTATTTTAGGTCATCCATTAATACTCCCATCAAATACAATTACCAATCATAATTATTTGGCGAGTATTGATAGAATAGATAATTCAAAAGGATATACAAAAGATAATATAAGGATTGTTTCTGCTTCAATTAATTATGTTAGAAATAAATTTAGTGATGACCATTTATTTGAATTTATTAAAATGTGTGCTAATAAAAAATAAATAAAATATCCAAAGATCAACGATATCAAGTATTATTTATATCATAATGATATTTGTCTGTATCTTCAGTAATCCACTTTGGACTTTGCTCTGAAGACCATACTCTCGTATTCAATTTTCTCTCAATCACCATGCTTCCATACTTAACCGTAAAGCTTGGATCGTGTACTAGTATTCTATTATTTGGCTGTATCGCAAAATTTCCATTATCTAATCGCAGAACATGGCCACATTTGTGCTGTCCTGGTGCTTCTGAAAATCCAGTATCTAGAGTATTTGAATCTCCAGCGGCCCAATCAAGTGTGAATAGATATGTTCCCGTGTATTTTTCTTTTCTCCTGGAAGTAAATGACATCTTTTTGTTCTTGAAGATATCAAATACAGTAACTGTAGGATAATAGGAAAAACTATCCCATAAAACCAATTCATCTAATTCCTGAGAAACTGCATCCTCTGTCCAAGAAAATGCAGAGATCGGCATTCTCCACCAAATACCACCATCTTCCATTAAAAAATGAAACAATGGAGTTCTTGAAGGAATGCTTGTCATTCCAAAAATCACGCATGGAAATTTCTTATCAAAAGAATCTTCCATATTTCTTAGATATTCACCGCGCACAAAACATTCGATTGTTGGTAGATTGATATTAAACATTATTAATTTTCTCACACAAACACTCGGTGCTATTCGTGCAGTATGCAGTGAATGGTATTCTTGTAGTTATTCTAAGCCGTGGTGGTAAAAACAACCAAACAATTATGTTGATCAATAATAGACATAAAAAAATACTAAATACCAGTTTGTATCTAATAAGATACTTAGTCCGATCCATTTTTAATTGCAATCTTATCCTTGAAGATATAATCAAGTGGCCTTACACATGGCATGTCAATGTCATGCTCATAGTAGATCCAATATTTTCTGGCAAGTAGTTCCTTCATTGCAAACACTTGATATGGCTTGAAATAATTCAATACCCTGCGATCATTTTGAACAATCGCAATATACATGATATTTTCAATGTCAGACAACCAACTGGCACTAAATGCAGACTCAGAATAATCTGAGATTGCATCTATTGTAATGTCAACTAAATCTTGAAATCCTAAAGTCATAAGCTCCCACCCAGAATTGAACTGGGATTACAAGATTACAAATCAGGTGTAATACCATTATACTATGAGAGCAATATCCTAAACTACTTCAGTGGGATTCGAACCCACATTCCCCGTGTTGCGGGGGTAATATCCTTTATACGATGAAGCGAACCATTTCGCGTTCTTCTACGGATTAACGCGCCCCTCCGTGCCTCTAGAAAAACGAGGTCAAAGCAGATAACGGGATTCGAACCCGTGAGAAAAGTTTGGAAAACTCTTATGTTGCCACTACATCATATCTGCAAATACCCTAACGGGGACTCGAACCCCGACTTTTCACCTTATATATTATATATAGTATATAGGAGAAGTCAAGAACTATGTGGAAAAAATTAAGGGAATCAGTCAAAGTTTTATATCAAAACAAGTGTTGTTTGTGTGGTATTAATAATTGGATGGGAGAGCCCTTAACACTACAAGTTGATCATATAGATGGAAATCGTAAAAATAATGATATGAATAATTTACGATTATTATGCCCAAATTGTCATTCACAGACTGAAACATATACATTTAAAAAAACCCAATCTGATTTTATGAATAAATTAAAGGAATATCTTAAAAATTATTCTGAAGATCAAATAAAAGATTTTTTTTCTTTATATAATTTTTCTGAAATTTGTGCATTAACTAAAACATCAGAAAGAAGTATTAGAAAATATTTAAAAGAAAATTCAAAAATTATTCCAAAATATAAACAAAATGCTAATTGTAAAAAATTAAATATTTCTAAAGATGAGCTGGAAGAATTATTAGTTGTTAAAAAAATACCAGTTTCAATTTTATCAAAACAATTTAATATTTCTCAAACAGTTTTACGAAGAAGAGCAAAAAAACTAGGAATTAGTATTCCTAGTTTTTATAAGTAATGATCCCACGGGGATTCGAACCCCGTTCTTGAAATTGAAAGTCTCAGGATTTAGCCAATTAATCTATGGGACCAATTATTTTGAATGTTCTATTCTATGGCAGTTAGCGCATAGTATTATACACTTTTTTATCTCTTCGTCAAGTACATTTTGCGGAACACCAGATCTTGCAATTCTAGAGATATTATGTTTTTTATCTTGCAAATGATGAAATTCCAATGCTGCTGAATGAGTATTAAATCCACATTTGCAACAACCATTTTCTATTTTGATCTTTGCAATATACTCAGCATTTTTCTTTGCTTGCTTTAGATCTTTTTTCATAGTTTTAACATCTATGATTATTTATAGAAAGTTAAAACCATATTCTTTTCTTTTCTGATATCACCTTCGTCGTCTTCCAACGCATCCAGCAACCGCAAGCAGGGCAAGTGCTGATGGTGCAGGAACCACCGTGTATTCGATGTTGTCGATGGCAAGGTGGGAAGATAGAGAACTGGGGATGGTGCTGTAGATCTTGATCTCCGTGATGTTGTTGAGTGGACCAGGATATACCGAGGAGATGTTCAGTTTTACCCGCTGTGCTGTAGTCAGTTGTGCGGTGTAGGTAAACACTCCCTCTCCGTAGCGGTATCCCTCTATGACCACCGTGGATGAAAGCCAAACTGCCGTGACTTCGATGCTGTTGAGCATCCACAACTCATTCCTACTAATACGGTAGTTCATGCCCTGATTTGCACCCCACGGGGTGAACAAGGCACGATCCCCGACGATTCCCTCGTCGTATCCTGCCCATCCCCCACCACCAACGAGATCGTAGTATGCCCATTGGAAGTTGCCTGGGGCGTATGAACTTGTAAATTGGAATCCCTCGTATGTTGAGAAGTAATCCCAATAGAATCCCGTGTTCGGGGGATTGGTTGTGGCGGTAGTGGGTGTAGGAAGATTCTCAAAGGTGCAGAGAGTCCCAGTCCCGTGTGCTGCCGTTGCGATAAATGCTGTTGCGATTAGTGTCTTCATTGTGCTTTCTCCTTGCTTGTGCCGATCTTTACATCATTTCCAGGCGGGTCTACCTGTTCAGTTGAAATGGGTCGAATGTCTTCTGTGGATATTGATTCAGTTTGCAGCAGCGTGAGCAGCGCAAGCAGAATAAGACCCGCTGCGATTACTACGAGTAAATAGGTGATCTTTTTATTTTTGTCATTCATTGTGTGTTTTCCTCTTCCTTTGGCAGCCTGTAGTAACTCATGTACGGTTCGTGTGGGATGTTGTTTCGCTTGAGTGTTTCCTCAAGGTGCATGATGTGCCACGACATACGCAGCACAAACTCCCGTGTCTCTTCCTTTATCCACTTGTTCTTGATGTGCCATGCCGAATCCAAGATGGCATCCTGAATGCGTGGAGAGCAGTTTCGCTGATCGTGGCGTTCATAGATCATCTTGTCGATGATCTCAGGCTGACCAAATCCATTTAGGATTTTGAAGTATTCATCAAGGAATGGATCGTTGGTTACATTGTCATTTTCGGTGTTCATTTGCATCCTTCTGTGACATATTGCAAACATCCACGCTCGTTTTCAAATATCGGTCTATGTTATGGATTTCTCTTCCAGCCCAACACATCTCGTAAATATGAGGAACTTCCTTTGGAGATAGGAGAGGATCACAAACCAAAACAACTGCCGTGTCTGCAAATGTGATGTCATAACACCAAGATTTGTCCCTGATTGTGTGCGTCACAAAACGACATACCTTTTTTACTTCGCATTCGTAGAAAGAATCATTGATAGCCCAGGGGGATTCGCTCATGTAGATATTCTGTATGTCCCGCATGATCGGTAAATAGATGCGAGGAGCATTTGGAAAATCATATGGAACAATCTGTGTATCAATTTCACCACCCATGCAGTATGCCCACTTGGGGGTGATTGGCATACTGTCAATGATTGTCTTGACAAGATTTCTTGTCTTATCCGAAAATTGACAAATGCTATTGATGTTATCAATGTGCTTTTCTTTTGGTAGTGGGATCTTCACTTGTAGTCCTTGTGGCAATCCCATCCACGATTCTTCGCGTAACCTTTCGGATCAAAGTGTGGAAAATAATGATTCCACCTTACGGTTCCTTTCAGTTGGCACACTTCCCGCCTCGCTTCATCGCGTTCGGCGCGGAGTCGTTCTATCTCGTCGGCGGCTTTGAGAAGATCAGCATTGACTATAAAGACAGGACTTGTCGTATCTACCTGTGTGTAGTAGCGCAACCGTGCCACAATATCATCGCTCATTCGTCATCCTCTCCAAGTTCAAACTTCGGTGGGACTGCCTTGCCCTTGGAAACGACAACGCCGTTTACACGAAAGCAATATGGTTCTTTGTAGCAGTCCCAGCCATAATGCTCTGCAATCTGCTGTGGAGTCAATCGCACATAGCAGTCATCGTTGGGGTTGGTCATGTCGGTGGTTTCGCAGATTCTCCTACGAGCCTCATCCCGTTCCTTCGTGACACGCTCAAAATCATCCCACAATTCATGGTGTTCTTTGTGGAGATTTGCAAAGCACTCCTGATACTCCTCAAGTTGCATTTGGAGTGAGTGTCGTTCGTCTTGGCACTTATCCAGTTGACCTTCGTAGGTCGGTTCGTAGTTCTTGCTCACTTTCCGTCCTCCTTGTTCGGTGGCAATCCCATCCACGATTCTCCGCGTAACC